TTTGCTGTCCATACTTTATTAATACAAACTAATGTATTAGTAAATGGAGATGATTCTTTTCTTGATAGTGTAATTCTTTGATTAACATTGTTACCAAATTGAGTAGACATTGCACCTGCATTCCATTCATTATTGTTTTTATTAGATTTAACAGACATTTCACAAGGAACTGATCCTATTGAATCCCATAAGAATAATAAATCGTAAGGTAAATCACCTTTTTTCTGCTCGTCTATTAGATCTAAAATAAACCCAGCTACGTCTTCAATTGTGTTAATGGTTTCTCTATCTACATAGATAAAATTACCAGTATAATCAAGTATTTCTCCTGTTTCTTCATCAACTTCTTCATGAACGTCTAATCCCATTTGAATAGCATGTTCCCAGTTCCATTTCATTTCAGTAATAATAAAGACAGGCAGTATCCCCCTTTTTTGGGCGGATACTGCGGCTTCTAGCAAGGCTGTTGTTTTACCTGTATCAGAGTGACCTCTGAGTAAAACAATATGTCCTTGTGGTATACCTGGAACTGATGTTACCTCTTGGTAAGCATCAGAGAGAGGGATCCAGGATTGTTCTTTAAACTTAGCTTTTGAAGAAAGACCTTTCTTATTTTTAAAATTATTTAAATTAAAGTTCGATCTTATTTCAGTAGCTACTGCTGCTGATATTGATTTCTTTCTTGGCATATAGTTTTTTTAAAATGGTAAACCGTCATCTTCAGTGTTAGATGATTTATTGTCATTAAACATATTATCAAATTGCTCTGATTTTGATTTAACTTTTAATGAGTAATTAGATTTTGTTTCTTCTTTTTTATCACTATCAAATGGTACTGTAGGTTCAGATGATATAGAACCTTCGCTTTCCTCAGGTGATAACCATTCTTGCAATGCATTTTTCATCTCATCATAAGAAAGGGGTTTGAAAATTTTCATTGGATCCACTTGATTATCAAGTAACTCAGCAACTGTATCTTGATTATCAGCTAATGGTGTGGTTTTTAATGAAGGTCCAATTGTTGTCTTATTGTAAGGAGTACCAGTAGATTCTGGTCCAACTGTTGTTAATTTGATATCTCTACCATTTACAATATCAGTATAATCACCTATTTCTTCATCGTAAGCCATGTTTAAGAAAGCATCATATACTTCTTTTCCAAATTGCCATAGTTTAACACCTTCAGCTTCTTCACCTCTTACAACAACAGGAGCGAATGTTCTTGTTTTTGCTTCTAGTTTTTTAGCTAATCTCCAATTGTCTCTATCTGATGAATCACGTAATAATTTAACGTATTCTACAATTGGATCCTTATCACCCCAATTAGTTGGTGATGCCATTACTTTTTTACCAATTCCATAGTAAAATTTCATTTCTGTGAATGGAAATTCCTTGTTAAATTTTGAAGGAACTACTCTAATTACTTGTTTACCTACTGATGGTTTCCAAAATAATTGTTTTCTTTCTCCGTTTTGGGAGTTTTGTGACTGTTTACTTAAAGAGTCTAACTTTTGTTTGATGATATCTAAATTCATAATTTATAACTTTTGATTTAATATAATAACTTAATTTCAATAATCCAAATTATAGTTCAATAATCTTGTGGATTTTTGTCTTTAATTGTTTTAACTCGTCATGTTGAGTTAATAAAATTGTATTTCGGTAATGTTTCCAATCAATTGGAAATTTTGTATCAACAATACCATTATTTAACTTTTTAATTAACTCATTAAGAGCATTAATAGTATATAATGTATTGGAGTCTTTTTTTCTATGTACTAGGATAGTATTTTTAGGAAGGTCTGAAACGTTACCTTGATCAATATTGTAGGTGCAAACATATTCATCATTACTTTTTACATGGAGAACAAATAGCTTGTTATACATGATATTATAGCTGGATGTTATGCTTTCAATTAGCCCATCGAGTTCATCTAGGGTTGTGAATGTGCAAAATAGCTTATTGTTCAAGTCTTGTAAGTTTAATGTAGCGAAATCATCGAAATCGTCTACTTTATACGTATTGACCTCTCTATCTAAAATCATAGTCTGTTCCATAGTTCATTTTTGTTGTTAATTTGTATTTTTCAAATATTTTTAATATTTCTTTAAATGTATCTTTCTCACTCTTATCGAGGTCAAATAAGAAACTATCATAAGTATATAATACAATTTTTGTATTTTTTCCTCTCAATAATTTCAATATCTCCCATAATATACGAACATTCATTGCGGTCTCCAAACCTTGAAGTAAATAATTTAATAGTTTTTGGGGATTCATATTTTCCAGCTCATCTTTCTTAAATTTCCATTTTGATATTGGTACTTCAATGTAACCATCGCTTTGGAACTTTCGCCACAATTCATCTATATATTTTTGGACTTTTTTAAAAAACTCTATCTCTTTATATTCTTCGAAAATTCCTCCATAGAGTTGCTTGAAAGTAATCTCTTTCGCTGTTTTGTATTCAACACCATACATTTTGCTAAAAGCTTCATGAATATCAGTAGTATCGAACTTATAATGTACCAAGTGACCCAAAAGGGTAGGATGGTAAGCACTAATATCCAATTCCACAAAAAGGTCATTATTGGGAATGAAACTTTTCCTTTCCCCATTGTTTTTCTTAAGAGCGGCATAATTTATTTTTTTAAATTTGTTTGAGGGTCTCCTTGTGAGTGTTTTGAAGTTGAATTGTGTAAATACGAAATCGGAATTTGGTACGTAAAAGTTCTTTTCAAATTCTTTTCTATTAATTCGTATTCCACTTCTTTCAATGGAGTTGAATACCATTGTGGCTTCGTTGTTGTAAAATTCGTTGATTTGGTCATTTATATGCGATTTAACGTTATTAAAAATATTTTCACAATACTCATAGTGCTTCACAATTGGAATTAATATACTCGCATCCTTTGAATTCGGGTATTTTTTATGAAAATGGTGATGTGTTTGTGTAAGTTCTGGTATATACGTAGGGGAGTGTAAAGTAATGTCGAAAAGAGTTCGTAAAGGGTAATAATGTAAGAATTCCTTTTTATCCCTAACATATATTTTTTCAAATTTTTCAAGTATTTTTTCTACTTTATCTTTGTTTAATTTAAATGTTTCACTATGTGCTATCGGTACAATAAACCCCTTTGTTGATATTAAGGGTCTAATATAAAGTGCACATACTTGGTTTTGGCTTGGGTGTTCTCTATAATCGTAAGGGACGATTTCTACAAATACTTCCTTAAAACTACTTAAATATAACCTATCTAATTGATCCTCAGTCTCAACCAACCAAAACATAACTTTAATTTTGACCTAAATATACGAAAAAAATTTAATACCCCCCAGTATTTCTTGAAGTTTGTTGATTTGATGGTGAAGTAGGTGGAGGAGCAGACCCAATCTCTAAAGATTCTGTTTCTTCTAATCCTTGTTGTTGATTTCTTTTTTTGTTGTCTAAAACTTGGGATTGATTAGGTTTTTGGTTTTTTGAATTTTTATTAAATTCTTCAGTTTCAAATGCTGCTCTTTCTTCTTGTTCTTGTTTTTGATTTTTAAAGAATTTTTCAGATCTTATTGTTGACAATGTTGGTTTAATAGGTTCAGTATTGGGGATAGGATCCTTTAATGCTTTTTTCTTAACAGATTTAGGAGCCATTTCTAATTTAAGTTGAGCTTTAGATTTAAAAAATTTAGAATAATTACCCCTTAAATAAGCTATCAATCCATTTCTTTTAATTTTACGTTGTTTTAAATATAATATATTTCTATTAATTTCTTCTATTTTTTCTTTTGTTTCACCTGATATAGTCCAAATTACATTAAATATTTTATACTGATCCCACATCCATTCTGGGTCTTCTTGTTTTATTTTATCATATGATTCTTTATTTATTTCTGTGAAGTTGTTTTTTTCATTTTCTTTCATAGCAAAATACCTAAGAATATATGATTTTTCATAGTCCTCTTTTGTAGGTTGTGGGAAAAAGGTTGTAGGAACTTTTCTTGGGTTGTCTTCATTAGTAGGTAACCCTTGAAGTTTTAAATAATCAACGATCATTCCTTGATTCCATTTTTCTTTATTTACTATGGGGTCAGGATCTTCTAAAAATAATGCTATTTTATTATCTGTGTCAAATATGTTTAGTTTATCAGGTGAGTTTAATTTTCCTATAAGAGGAATTAATTCAAATTTGGGTGAATTTTTTTGGGTTTTTCCTGTAAATACTTTCCCATTATAAAATTTATGATAAAAGCCTACATACTCTTCATCATTAACCTTATATTTGTATTCCCCACCATTAGTGTAAAGGCCAGTTACTATTCTACTCTTAGGATAATACATTAGGATGAAATTGATTTTAACATATCAAGAAGTTCTTTTTGAGGCCAAACATCTGTTTTACCTAATTTAACACTATTATGGGTATAAATACCAGGCGTCCCACTTAATGCTTTTTTATTTAACACAAATAAGGTATCATAGTCATATTTAAATGGAATGTTATATTTATTCATCCACCTTAATAAAATTGTCTTAACATTAGCTATGTGTTGGTCATTATATTTTTGATAATATTTGTATCCTTTATATGTTGTAGGTCTACCATTCTTATCAACAGGTCTTCCTACTGAGTTTGCTGGGATTGAATTGCCATAAGCAGTTACATATTTGCCTCCTTGCAATTTACACCAACCATAAGATTGCATTTCTATGCCTAAACTTACTGGGTTTAGGTTTTGATATTTTACTTTATATTTTTTAAAAGTTGCACCTTTAATACCTAAATGATTTGCCCAAGCTTCATCAGCATATAATTGTTCTACGTCACCTAAATTATTTGTAATATAATGAGTAGCAACATGGTCTGTTCTTTTATTCCATCCAGCTACTGTTCTTGCTGGGGATTTAGTTGCACCCGCTGTATGGTGGATGTAAATTTGGGTTTTGTTTGTAGGTCCATCATAATAAATTTTATTTAATGGGAAACCACTTGTTAAAGTACCACTAGGGACTTCACCTGGGGTAGAAGATGCAGAAGAAGTTGAACTTCTCCCTACTGATCTTGAATTTGAGGAAGTTCTTGCTCTTCCACCTACACCTCCAGCTGCGGGACCAGGTAATGATTGTTGTGGTGCAGGAGTTTGTGCTTCTATTTCTCCAACTAATGGTTTAGACATTGTTTCAATACTAGTTGTCCAACCATCTACACCTACTTTATGACTATAAGCCTTTATTATAAGTTGGATTTTATTATTATCAAAACTATAAGGCATTATTTTACCATCATGTCTAAAAGCTTGGAATATTCTTAAACCCGATATCCCATGCATTGTTAATCCTAAATTAAATGGTAAAAAGAATGGAGCAGGAGCTGTTGGTTTCCCACCAAGACATTTCCCTGAGGACATATGATTTAAAACCATATTACAATAATCATTATTCATATTTTTTAAAGGATTTACATAATCCATCCCAAACTCAAAATCTTCATACATTTGGTAAAAACATTCATCCACTTCATCTCCCCAAAGATCACCCACAGGATCATCTGATTCTTCAACTTCATCTGTATATATTGTTTCTGTTTTTTCAGCATCATCTACTATTTTTTTAACTGGGATGATTCTATCAATTAACCCAAAATTAAATAATGAAAATGAACCTCCATTACCCCCTTGAACATTACCATTACTTTGAGCTCCTACTGATATTTGAGTTGCAAATTTATCAGTTAATTCTGCTTTTAAATCTACATCAGTAACAAAACTTCCTTGACCAGGTTTTAATCCAAAAGTATTTATTGTTGTTAACTCAGGTTGAAGTAATTCTCCTTCATTATCCATTGGAACTTGAGATATAATATCAATCATTTGAGTATTTTCATTAAATAATACTCTAAAATCATTTATTCCTCCTAAAGCCTCATTCATTCCTGATAAAACACCATTTAAAAAATCTATTACTGATACAGTTTGGGTTTCATCATCTCTATTTTGTTGTAAAGTTTTTGCTATAAAATTAATATCTAAATAAACATTTGCTATTCTTCCTAATGTAGGTTTTCCTTCAACATGAAATTTTGCTATATCTCCTTCTGTCATAGCTTTAATAAAATCCATAGTCTGCCATCTAATTGTTTTCATAAATCCCGACATAGAAACTAAAGGAGACAATTGTGTTGGTTTGATAACGCAAATATTAGGATCTGATGAAAAATGACCTGGGAAAGTTTTCATATAGTTGCTATCAGCATTTAAATTGCTAAAATTAAAATCAAACCATAATAAAGGTTTTCCTCCAGCATCTACAAGATTACAGTTAGTTAAAAGTAAAGCTAACATATGTCCAAAAGTAATATAAGTTTGAGGATCATATTCATCAGGATCTTGAACACTATTATTTGTATTACTTATTGAAAACTGCCCCCCAGAAATTGTAATAGATGTATCATCTATGTCTGAACCTTCTGCAAACCCAATAAATACTCTTTTTGGGGAAAATTGATCTTTAAATGAAGGTTCCCAAGTAGATGTATCAAAAAGTTTAAATCTTGCAGCATCCCTAAGTGAACCATCATCATTTTGAATTTTATATAAGGGTACAGGAAAAGGAGATACTACTGATTCACTTATAGTAAAATGGGTAAACCAAACTTTTGTAATTATAGTTCTGGCTATAGCATATACATTATATAAAGGAATCAAAACCTCCCACCATGACAAATCTGTTGAATCTGAGTCTTTATCTTGCATTGCTTGATAAAGCAAATATAATTTATAGTTAAACTTTGAGGATACAGCATCTGATACTACTGTTAGTCCAATTTCTCCTGCATCTTTTCTATCATCTTCGTCAGGTCCACCTGCTGCTTCATTATCTAATTTTAATTTTTTATTATTTGCAACATTTACCTTTAAAGAATTAATTACATCTCCAGTTCCTACTAAATTAACAGTAACATCATAACTTCCATCATTATTAAACTTCCAGTTATATTTCATAATTTTCATGAAGTTACCTTCATAATTACCACACCATTTTTGTTTTTCTTTTGCTATAGCTGCTGCTAATTTAAATTGTTCTGTTTGTCTTTTCCATATAAAACTAAAAGGTTCTGTAGTTGCATATTCTCCTTCACCTGCAAATTGGGTATTACCCTCATTATCTAAAAAAGAAGTGTGACCAAATTCTAAAAGCACAGTATATCCTGGTCTTTGGTATAGAATATCTATTAATTGAAATTGCCATTGAGTAAATACTTTTATTTTTATTTCTGCTGTTGATAAAGCTCCATCATTCTTGTATTTAAAATCAACACTTTCAATTCCTGGCATAGGGGCAAAACCTTGACCATTTTCAATAGAATTATTATCTCCCTCCTGATTTCCAAACCCATAAGCACCACCAAAAGGATATGTAATTGCTTTTGCACGCCCATCCACTTTATTATCCTTTCCAGAATACATTCCCCTTAATCCTTTTCCTTTTGTTTCAACACCATTATGTAATATAAATTTTTTAGCTAATTTATCTCCCTTAAAAATCCGCACCAAATCATTAAACCTGCTATCTTCGGATAATAATTGACCTATTGTTTTAGTATCATCAGGGACTGATGCTTTTTTTCTTTCTTCTTCTGTAAAATCTTTAAGATCAACAGAACTCACCATTCTAATCCAAGGGGAAGCATTAAGAAAAGATGTGTTTGAATCTACTTTTGAATTATCAAAATTTCGGGTTGGGTTTGTTGTTGAAAACCCTTGCCCTAAAACTCGTTGACGGACTTCAACTTGTTTTTTCATCCATTGAAAAAATCCTTCACCTATTATTGCCATTATTTTTGATTTATATCATTAAAACGTTGAATTATACTGAATGTATCAGTTGGGATTCTTAATTGTGTGCCTGCAGCAACGTTAATAGAACCTAAAGTTGTTTCATTTGGATTAGCTACCGCTATTATCCAATATAAAGAAACATCTTTGTAAAATTGATTTGCTAATAAATCTAACCTATCCCCAAAATCTGTTATAACATATATATCACTTGCATCTAATGGAATTTCAGGATACCTTGTTGTAGCATAATATTGAGTACCAACAGTTGTATTATTGTTACTATAGCTTGCGGTTTTTAATATTTTAGTAGTTGCGTATCGATTCATTAGGATGTAGTTTCACTATAATTATTTCCAGTAGCATCAGCTAAAGATATAAATGGAGTTTTACCTAAATCAGATGGATTACCTATTCTAGGCACAAATTCTTGAATTGGTACAAATGTAACACCTGATACTTTTATCATATGTGGTAGTTGTTTAACAGTTTCATCTCTACCTCCTTCATTATTTATTCCTATTTCCCACGTACTATCTTTAGATATATTATACGAAATAGATTTGAAGAATCCAAGTTGGTTATATAAATACCCACCTATTGTTAACCTTACTAAATTTCCTCTCATATAACCCCCAGAGGAATAATCAGGAGCTAATCCAGAAGCTAAATAATTTAATTTTTCATACATAGGAATTAGTTCTTCTTTTGATTGAGCATAAACAGTCCAACCTAAACTAATAGACCTATCAAACCCTTTATAATTATAGAATTTATCACCTCTTCCTGCGTATTGAACACTTCCCCATTCTGATGTGTAATCATCACTAAAATCTTCAAGAAATGCTCTGAAATTGAGATAAAAACTTTTACCACTAGTATTATTTTGTAAATATCCTATACTAAAACTACATAAATCTTCATCTCCTTCTGTGTGTGATGGGGCTAAACCTTCATATATAGAACTAGCATTTATTTGATCTAAAACTCCTTGACCTACAGTATAATCTGTTACTGTTCTTCTTGCACCTGGATCTCCATGGTTAGTTCTTTGATCTATTCGAGAAGTATGATAATTTCCATTAAATTTTCCTAATACTTTTCTAGCTCCAGAAGGATCTACTATATCAGTAATATCATTTCTAAAATCCCTAAGTTGTTGGTTTTGGGGAAATAAAGAACTATCATTAATATCTTCTATTTTTTCTTGAGTCATAGTAGATACTCCATTTCCTGTATCTTTTATGAATTGGATGTTTGTTGATAGAGCATCTGAATTTTCATCTCCAAAAGCTATGCTATTTTTATAAACTCCTTGACCTACACCTCCATTTACTAAATATCTTTGGATTGAATCTACACCAGATAAAAAATTATCCTCAGAATTAAAAATATCTACACCCGCAAGTTTAGTAAACCCATTAGAGATAGGATACTTAGTTGCTAATGGTAGTCCTCTAAAGAAAAGTTCATCACCTTCACCCACACCCTCTTCAGCAAAAATATTTATACCTTTATATCTGGCTCTTACTTCCACTGTATTATTGTTAAACATTAATGCAGTGTTTGGGTTATTACCTCTTATTGATGTTGTTTTATTTTGTTGTGAATCATTCCAGGCAACACCACCTTCATTTGTAACATCATTTAATAATCTTCCATCATTTAACATAGAAGTATACCTAGTAGGACCTGCAGGGGTGGGTAATTGTTCGTGGGTAAAAGGGGCTACCCAATCATCTGTAGTTTGAGGAGGAAGTGTTATTTCATTATTAATTGGTGTTAGTGAACCAGAATTATAAATTCTTCTAGCATCTACATTATTCCAAGTATACCCTCCATCTTTACTGATATTATCTTCATAATTGCCATTTTCACCTCCAAACCCTGCTACATTTGCATAATTTGTACTTAATGGGTCTATAAAATCATCTGTGGTTTGGCCGTTTGGTCTGTTTGGTGGAGGTAATTGTTCATTAGGTTCTAGTGATCCTGAATTTGCATATGCACTTTGGGCATCTGTATTATCCCAGGTATATCCACCATCTTTATTTATGTTATCTTCATAATTCCCATTTGCTCCTCCAAATCCTAATATATCAGCATAATTTGTACTTAATGGGTCTATAAAATCATCTGTAGTTTGACCATTTGGTCTATTTGGTGGTGGGAGAACATTATCATAATCTAAAGACCCGGATTGGTATACTTTCTGTGCGTCTAAATTTTCCCAAGTTACACCACCATCTGAGGATAAATCAGTATTATACCCTTCACCTCCACTTGCACCTCCAAAACCACTTATATCATTATATTTAGTAGAATTTGTTCTTGGTGAAATAAAATCAGATGTTGGGTTAGCTGTATTAGTTGGGGTTTCATTTGAAGGTTCTAAACTTGGTTGACCTTCATCATTTCTTTTATAAACATTTATAGCATCTATGTTTTCAAAAGTAAACCCACCATCTGATGTAATGTTATAAGTGTAACTATTATCAGTTCCTCCAAATCCATTTACTGTTGTATAATCAGTTTTTCCTGTAACTTTTCTTTCTGTAGTAGCTTCAGCTAGTCCAAAATTACTAAGAACATTTGCTAAATTTTCTACTGATAATGTTTTGCTATTGGGTCTTACTCCTGTATAAAAATAATCTTTATCTGTAACTGCTAAAGGATTATTATCTCCTGTTCTATTTTGACCATAACTTATACTAGAATATCTAATTTGAGTTTGACCAATTCCTAAAGGTGCTCCTGGTCCTCCACTATATTCAACTACATTAGGACCATTAGATTTGATAATTATTTTATCATTGTATAAATTTGCTAAAGGAGATACAAAACCTCCCGTTAATTTTTTTCCATTTCCACCAACACCTAAAATAGCTTTTTCATATTGAACTAAACCTAATGCTGCTATTTGTTCTATTAAAGACGGATTTTGCTGTCCAGGAGAAAATGGATTTACACCAAATGTGTTAGTGTGGGTACCTGTAAAGGATAAACCTGTTTGAGCTGCTAAACCTAAAGGTAAATAAACACCTTGATTAACTAAACCCCCAGCATATCCTCCTCCCTGTGTAGCAATAGTTTTAGGAGACATCCTAGATAGGAGGTTCATTTTTGCCGTAAATAAAAGACCTTTTGGTGTTTTGAAAAATAAATCTTTTGTTCTTTTAAGATCATCAAATGCCCTTATAGGTGCAAGTACACCTCCTCTTAACATAAAATCTGGCCCTCCGTCTGAAATAACAGCGGCTTTCCTTTCATCTGGTATGTCTTTAGTTATAAAGGGTTCGTTACTTGAAGCTCCTTCAGGTCTATCTTTCCCAAATTTTAAGGACTTAAGATCAGTTTTTAAGTCTATTAATGGCATTTACTAAAAGCTTTTTCCTTCAGGAACGTTATTTTTATATGCTCCTTTTGAAAAAGTTGAGTTGATAGCAGGTATACCACCATCAGCATTTGGTCCCGCAGGTGCAATTCCATTTAAATCTAATCCTGAGGGTTGTGGTAATTGGTTGATTACTCCATCATCATAAGCTTGGAAAGCATTATTCACATCACTTGTAAAAGCTCCATCAATAGAGTATCCTGCTTCTCCTGTTTGAGTACCATGTAATTTAGAGGCTTTAGTAGCACCTACATTAATTTGTCCATCTCCACCAGATAGTTTGGTGAAGTTGGATCCTTCATTTTCTAATTTATCTTTTAATCCCATAATATATAATTTATTGGTTTTATTATAAATATTAACCTATTTTAGAACCTGCCATAGAAATTGTTTTACCTACAACAGCTCCATCCATAACAACATCACCACCAGCTTCTACTACTGCTATTAGTCTAAGGATATTACTATTCACCTCATTTAATTTTTTAACTGTTGCATCTTCTTCACTTCCCCCTCCACCTTCTTCATCACCCCCAAATATTGAACCTAATCCAACTGCTACTGCTCCTAAAGCAGTCATTGCTCCTAAAACAGGCAACGCAAATAACCCAGCTAATGATATCGCTCCTAATCCAGCAGCTATACCAAATAAACTTGCTCCTACAGCTAGTAACCCAGGAGCAGATTTTGCTAATTCTCCTAAAGAGTTTATAGTTTCACCCATTCCCCCTCCTGCCATTTTAGCGAATGATTCTGATATAGGACCTAATGCTAAGCCTAATATCATTAAAGCTCCTGCTCCCATTATTATAAAAGGTGTTAAAAATCCTAAACCTGCAACTGTTAAAGCTAATATTCCTACTCCTTGAGAGAATGCTAATATAGCGTTTACATCTAAACCTGCTAAATTACTAAATGCTACTCCTGCTGGGATTAATGCTAAGCCTAATGCCGCTATTGCTAATGATCCTAAAAGAATGTAAGGGGCTAAAAATCCTAAACCTGCAGCTGCTAATGCTAATAGAGGAACTGCTATAGAAAATGCAATCATTGATCCTACATCTACCCCAGCTAATAAACTAAATGCATATGCTGCAGGAATTAAACCTATAGCTAAAATGCCTAATGCTACTGCACCTTTTATTATACTACCACCCATTTTACCCATTATAGCAACAGTTAAACCTAACATACTTATTGCTCCTGCAAATGCTAACATTTGAGCAGGTTCTGTATTTCCTATAAGAGGTAATGCGAGTGCAAATCCAGCTCCCATTGCAAGAAGAGCAGCACCTAAAGCTATTCCACCTTTAATTACATTACCCATTTGCTTACCTATAGAAGCTAAACCATCACCTAATCCTTTTAAAAATTGTTTAATTCCTTTTCCTTGATCCCCTTTAATTCCTTTTGTTTTATCTGCTGATTTAGCTATTGAGCTTGCTCCTTTATCTAAACCTTTAGGTGCTTTAGATGGAATTGCTTTAGCAAATGCTCCTCCTTTAGGTGCTCTTCCACCTCCAGGCATAAATTGACCACCTTTATAAAATTTTTCTGCTGATGATTTACCACCTTTAAAAGCATTAGATAAAGTCTTACCATATTCTTTAGTTTTTTTCATCATCCCACCCATTCCTCCATCTGCAAATTTTAAAAAACTTTTAACTCCACTTTTTGCTGTTTTAAAACCTTCACCAATGCCCGCAACTGCTTTTTTAATACCTCCTAATTTAGTAAGTAAAGCAACACCTAATAAACTATATAAAACAAAAGAATTAGACACAATATCTGCTATAAAACCTACTATAGGAGCAAATGCTTGTCCTATTTTTCCTAAAGCTTGAGAAATCTTTTCTTGAGCTTCTCTATTTTTCATAGCTTCAAGGGTTTGTTTTTGGGCATCAGATAATGCACCTTCACTTAAACCCTTCTCCATGTCTTTTTTCAATAACATCTCACCCACTTGATCCGTAGTCATACCTACAGCTTTAGCCATTGCTTCTTGTTCTATACGGTTCATTTTAGCAAAATCTGCTGATGTTCCTAATTGTTTTGAGATTTCAGTAGCTACAGTTGCTAAATCATTATCTAATGCAGCCTGTCTTGCCTTTTCTAAATTTAATTGTTTACCAGTTAATAACTCAGCTTCAATTTCTGCTGATATAGATTCTTCAAAATTAAGTAAACTTCCTGCTATTTTATCTACCTCACCTAATGACAGCCCCATTCTTGAAGCTGCTGCTGCTGCTTCTCCTAATTTTTTAGGATAACCCGCGTATTTAACTGCTATACCTGATGATACATTTGCTACATCATCTAATACTGCTCGGGCATTTACCGCACTTTTATTTTGTCTGTTAAAACTATTAACTCCTGCAATTAATGATTGGTTACTTTCTTTAAGAGAAACTCCATTCATTTTAGAGATTTTAGCTAAATTAGCAGCCTCTTTACCTGCTAAACCAATTTCATCAGTTAGTTGGGCAGCTTCTAAAATATCATCAGGAGAAAAAATATTATTAGCATTTACTCCTAATTCTTTAGTTAATGTTGAAGCAGCTTTAATATAATCTGCCATATTAACATAACCCATATTAAGAGAGTCGATTGAAGTAGACATTGTGTTAATGTCTTGACCTGTCTGTCTTGCAAAATCAGTTGCTTCTTTATCTACTTGTTGAAATCCTTTTATTAAAGCCCCAAATATTACTGTGGGATCCATTAATGCTCCCCCAATATTTGTAAATGCTGATTTTACACCAACACCTAGAACTTTCATTTTACCTCCTAATAGACCTGCTTCTTTTTTTCCTCTGGCAATTGAATCTGCCATTTCTTCCATATCTGCTGTTACCGCATCTAATCCTAAAGCACCCGCAAATTTTCCTCCTAATTGGTTTAAACCTTTCATCAGTCCTCCCCCTACACCCATCAACCTATTAGATTCTTTACGAATTCCTACTTCTTCTTCTATTTTATCTAATAATTCTTGCTCTATTTGGAAGTTTTGCTTAGCTGCTCTAATTAAAGTAACCTCTTCATCTTTAAGTCCTTTTTTAGCTGCTATAGATTTAAGAGTTGTTTCAAATGCGGCACCATTCAAACTCATTAATTCTTTACCTGTACTTGCTGTAAGCTTTTCTACTTGTAAAGCATTAGTTCTATTTTTAAGTTCTTCAACTGATGAAGCAGCATTTTGTTTTAATTTGTCTAATTGACTATCTTTTAACCTATTTATACCAACTTCTTGATCTGAGAGTTTTCTTGCTATAGAATCGAGTTTATTATACTCTTTCTTTACATCTTTTACATTATTGATTTGATTGCCTAATTCAGCGGATATAGAGCGGAGAGTGTCTCTATAATCATTAAAAGAATCAGCTGTGTCTTTAGCTTCATCATTAAATCTACCCATATTATCTGCAGCATCTTTAGTGGACCTTGCGGTCCCTTTCATGCTTTTGTTAATATCGTCGGCGTCTTTTTTACCTTTATTTAAATCGTCTCCTAGACCCATTAAAATATTTTATTATAAATATTAATAAAATTAACCTTTAGCCCGTTTTGTCGAATAAGATGGTTTAGAAATATTACCTTTAGCCATAAAGTCAGGTGTTGCCACCATACCATCTGAGCCAATTACAGTAGAAGTACCTTTACCTCCTGCTTGTGCCTTTTTATATTCAGCTGCTTCTTTTTCAAAGTGTTCTTTCATTTTAGTAAATGTAAAGTTTCGCAACCATATAGGCATACTATACACAGTGTGGAAGTCATAACCTCCGTTTCCATGGAATACTATCTCATGGATTTGATTAAATAATTGAAATCTATACGTCCGCGTCAGGCCAAAAAAAGTTAAGATTAATAGGTATAGTAATGTCCTCCGGGCCACTACTAGTATCTATTATAACGTTTAAATCAACATCAGGTTGTGTTTCTGCTATGTGCTTTCTTAAAGCTCTAGAATCCATAGCTAATAAATAAGTATCAACAAATTCTCTTATTGTTTTCTTTTCTTCTTCTTTATCAACTGATATTATCATGTATTTTAATCTAGTTGAAAGTTCACGATTTTCTTTTTTATTTACTTTTTTAAGACCTCTAACTTCAGCCGCAATTTTTTTCTCATCGTTTGCAGTTAAAATTTTATATTCAATTTCTGTTTTTGAATTAGGAAGTGTAAAGGGAAATTTATTTTCTCCTTTTGTTATTGAGTCTTCATCAAATTCTTTATTATCTATTTCACTTAAATCAACTTCTACTTCTTCTCCTTTATATTCAAATTTGTAATCTTTACCATATCCCAACACTCTAGCAGCTATAAGTAATGCGTTTTTATCGCCAGTAATTAGATCATTATAATTTATATCGGATACTATGAGTGATTGCAGTAACTTGTCTAATACTGTGCCTGCTTCAATGTATGATTGGTTAGTTAGGATGTCTTCCTCCTTAGCCGTCATATATTTCATTTCTATTTTTCCTTTTGATAAAGCATTATCCTCGGGATAAATAAGACCTTTTGATGGTAGGTCTATTGTTTCGGTTGGAAACTTGTGTTTCTTTTCTTCCATATCTTTTATTTATGATAACTTTAATTATAATAATACATATTGAATATAAAAAAAAGCTTGACGTAAGCCAAGCTATTTTTAAAAATATTTGATATTTGTTTTAGAAATTCAATACGGCATAATCCATTGATACTGTTAAAGCAATAGTTTGAGCTTCAGCACCTGTGTCCCAGTTAAATCCTTTAAATGCTGCGTCTACTATAAATGCTCCTTTAATTACCCATTCTGATACTACGTCACCTACTGGACCTAGAACATTGATTGTTAAATCTTTCTTGTAAAAATCAGAATAACCATCTCTACCTGTTACAGATTCGTGATGTAGTCTTACCCACTCCATTACTGCTTGAGCACCTGATGGTGTGATCGGATCATAAAGAGTCATACTTAAATTTTCCCATTTTGATTTCCCTTTAACTTTTCTTTCAACATTGATGTGGTTTAAAGTTACTACTTCTTGTGTAATTTTCACTTCACCAATTTCTTTTATCATATATGATGGGACTCCATCTACATACATGATAAACCTATTAGCTTGTTTTGGTTCAAATGCTGTGAAAAATATTTCGTTTGGGTTAATTACTGCCATTTTGTTTTATCTTTTAATTCTATTATAAATATCTAATTTTTCAATTTTTATGCCGGGAAAGTAGCTCCTGTTGGTAAAATGTTGAAATCTAGGTAAATAAATTCAGCTGTTTTAGTTGGCTGAACATATATTTGTCCAATTAATTCATTTCTATCAATTACATCAGGTGTATTATTGCTATCATCCATTACTACTTTAAAAGCAAACAAACCTTGTCTTTGTTGAACACTTTCTAGGTATGGGTTAACTTGACCTAAGAAGTTATTTCTTGTAGCTGCTGTATTTTGCTCAAATACTAAGTTATCTGCTACTTGTGAAATGAAATTCTTAAGTGCTATTAATAATCTTCTAACATTTACTCTATCTAAAGCACTTGCTTGAGTTTGTAATGTTTTCTGACCAAATACTACTACTCCTCTTCCTGGGAATGTAGCTAATGGATTAACTTTACCTACATATAAAGTATCTCTATTAGATTGTGTTAATTTTCTTTCTGCTTGTCTTACTGATCCTAATCCACCTCTATTAATACCTGCAGGTGCGAACCATGCTTCTGCTGTTGCATCGTTTGATGCATATACTCCTGGTATTAAAGTTGAAGCTGGAACCCATGCTAATTGTCCTGTGCTTGGATCAGAAATTTGACACCAAGGCCAATATGTTGCTGCATATGAAGAATCTATTGCTTTTGCTCCTGCAACTGCATTTGCTATTGTTTTTCCATAAGATAATAAATCTATTACTGCAATTGCATCTCCTCTACTAGAAACTACACTGTTTAATTGATTGATAGTACTTGCATGATCTCCTGCATTTAATCCTGGTACTGATATGACGTTATATCTAAAATCATCTTTATTTCCTAATAAGTTAATAGCATCAGTATAATTAGAAGCTTCTAATCCTTGAGTAGCTGTTCCTGCGTTATCATACATTTCATTTGCTGTTGTGGCATCAATAGTACCTGTAGCTCCTTTAAATGATCCACCTTGTGATACCGGAATAGATCCAGTATATTTAGCTTTTGCATCTCCATCATTATCAAAATAGTTTGGAGTTTTAGCGTTTACACTTTTTACTCTTACGTATCTTGAAGCGTTAGGGAAATTACCTGTTATTTGTAGATATGGTTCTGCTGTTCCACTATCTCTTAATGTTGTTGTTTGATCACCAATTACTCTAGCTATATACCCCGATGATTTAGGATCTAATGATAATCCTGTATAAGTTTCTAATACTCTTTTAGATTTTGTATTATCATCTCCTCTTCTAACTAATAATGAGAATGTACCTGATCCCGTATCTGGGTTTGAAATTTCAAATCTTAAGTTTTGTGAAGTACCATCTGCTAAAGCTCCTTTAGCACTTTCTGCTGAATCACTATTCATTATGATTCCTTGAGATAATGTTTCTAATGTGAATGCAGTTTGATTAGTAATGTTATCTGCTACTAATACAAGTGATAAATCTGCACCTCCTGCTTGAGAAGCACCTAATGAAGCTGATGTAAATGTAATAGTATCACCAATTGCAAAATTACCTGTAGCACTATCTAAAGTAATTGAAGATATACTTTCTGAATTT